TATAAATACTATTGACAGTTGTGGAAAGACACAAGCACAGTGATTATAATAACGTGGTTATTATGTTAAACTTGAATTCTTTAAGATTATTTGCAATTAAAGATGGAAAAGCGAGACCAGGGATCATTGACAAAGTCTTCGGTATCAGCAGGAGCTCAACAGAGGGAAATGCCCTTAAAGGGTGGTCGGAGAAAACCCGATCACAACAAGAGGCAATCCTCAGAGGTTGGAGAGTTGAAGCTGAAAATCAGGAGGTTGCAGAGGGAGTTGGCCAAGGCCAATACGGTCGCAAAGCCCGCAAAGGTGGTAAACCATCTAGGGCTAGGCGTACCATTGCCCGGGGTGTCTCAGTTGGCAATAGTGCCGGTCGAGACAGCTTCGAGTACAGGCAGTACCTCACACGACATCCAGAAGCAGCCACAGAAATTGAACTCTTGGTTACACCGGTCCAAACCGAAGATGGACAAAGTGGGGTTGGAGAAACCCACGGTAAACAAATTTCTGCCCAGCGCTCCACCAGCGAAGCGTCGTGCCCCGCAGCCACCAAACTTAGGTGTTATCACTGCGGTAGTAGGGCCGTCAGCTACGTCGGGGACATCATCAGTTGCTACAGGTGTTATGGGGAGTCAAGAATTGACACCTCGGATGCATAGACACAAGTGTGATTGGTGCGGTAAGCAGTATACCCATGAACATAGGCACTTTAAAATTGCCCATAAGCAGTTCGAGGGTGACTGCCCATATCCAGAGTGTGAGAACCATGATGCTCGTAAGGTAGCATCTAATAATGGGTTACCACTATTGGGTATGACACCTGCACCCACTACACCAGTGAGTAGTAGTAAGGTAGTGACAGCAACTGTCACGGCTACAGTTAGTACACCAACTGGTAGGTTCCTGGCACCACATAATACTGGTGCTAAGAAGGAACGAGATGATGACCCAGAGGTAGTGAAACCGGTTAAGAAGATGGTAGTTGAAGCCATCTCCACGATGAAGAACAGGGGGGACGTTCTCCAGACTATTCGGAGACCACAAAGGGTTGCACCACATTATGCCGATTGTGATTTAGTGCACCTTTTGAGGTTGGAGTATGCGTTCAAGCCAAGAACGTCAAACATGTTATCGCAAATGGCTGCTAAGTGTAAGATCTACTTAGCAAAATATGATTGTACTGAGTTATCTGCTAAGCAGAT